TCGTCGCCACGGCCACGCCGTGCCGGTTCGTGTGGGTGGGCGCTCGCGTGGACAACTACGGCAACCCGCTCAACAGCTACCCGTGCTTCATCGGCGACGCGGCCGGCCAGAACATCCCGGTCATGCCCAGCAACTACGAAGGGCTGGTCATCCGCATCGACGACGCGAGCAAGGTCTATGTGCGGGTCGTCACCAACAACAACGGCGTGGTGTACCGCATCTTCGCGTAGGAGAGACTCGTGGCGCTGTTCAGCAGCACACAATCCGGCAACTGGAACGACCCGGCAATGTGGGGCGGGGCTGGCGTGCCCGACATGAGCGTCGATGACGCGCTCATCAATCCCGGCCACGAGGTCATCGTGCCGTCGGGGTTGTACGTGTCTGTCTATGACGGCCACGCCGTCATCGTCATGGAGAATGCCACGCTTCGCATTCAGGGCGGGATGGATATTGGCGACGGGGCGTTCTTCGTTCTCGGCCACGTCATTGCGGAAGGCAACCATCTGGCCCTGTGGGGAACGACCACGGCCGAGATATGGGCCTCCGGGCAACTGGAGGTCTCCACCAATTTCTATCTCGACGGCGCGACTATGACGGTGGATGGATTGTTCTCCGTCTATGGCGGCTACGCATACATCAGCTTTGGCGCTGCCCTGACCATCGCCAGTGGCTATTGGGAACTCTACGGCGGCTGGGCTTACGTCGAGTACGGCCCCCACGTCACTGTCGATTTCGGCGGCATGTATATCGACTATGGCAGCGGCGTAGACCTGTACGACTCCGCCACGCTGACGATCCAGCAAAACGGCTACGTCGATGTCTACGGGAATCTCTACCTCTACTACTACCCGGTGATCGAGGTCTTCGGCTACTTCGGCCTCGAAGAGAACGGCTACCTGTACGTGGACTACGAAAGCCGCATCAACGTCTATCGTCACGTCTACCTCAGTGGCCGGATGTACGGCGGCGGGCGCATCGTGATGTTGCGGCGTGAAGGGCGTGTCCTCGACTACTACGGCAATCCCCTGATCGTCCACGACCAAGCCTATGGCTTCGGCGTGGCGCAGGTCGCGTGAGGTGATTCATGGCCAAGCAAACACCGGACATTCCGCAGGACATCCAAGACCGGCTCAATAAGACGCCGGCTGAGCGCAAGGCCGAATTGCTGGCCCGAAGGCAGACCCGTCTTGACGCCATGACGCCGCAGGAACGGCAGAAGCTCCAGGACCGCGCCGCCCGAATCAGCGCCGTCGCGTTCGACAAACGGCCAGCGTTCGTGCAGGCGTCGCGATTGGCATCCGCCGCACAGGTCATCAAGGCACGGGTCGAAGGCGGCATGAAGTTAGGCGACGTTCTCGACTCGCTCGATGCGACAGAAAGGGCGGCGGTGGACTGGCTTGCGGACCAACTGACAGCGGCGAGGACGAACTGATATGGCACTGATCCCCGACATCGCGGAAGCCGTCGTCCTGGCCCTGAACGGCCACACGTTCAGCCAGCCCTTCACGGCGCAGCGGGCCTTCCGGCCGGTCTTCGACCTTGCCGAGATGAAGGACCTGCACGTGACGGTAGTACCCAAGGGCGTTGAGCTTTCGACGGCCGGCCGAGGCCTGGCACAGAGCGACGCGCAGATCGACATCGGCATCCAGAAGAAGCTCGCCGCCCCTGAAAGTGGCGACAACGTCGAAATCGACGCGCTCATGGGTCTGGTGCAGGAAGTCGCGGAGTTCGTCCGCGCCACGGGGCGCTTCGGCGACGCGGCATGGATCAAGACGGAGAACACGCCCATCTACTCGGCTGAGCACCTGGGCGAGCTTCGGCAGTTCACGAGTGTCTTGACGCTGACTTTGCGGGTGATGACGGCATGAAGATCGGCATGGTGACCAAGCAGATGTTCTTTGACCGCAAGGCGGTCACGTCCGCGGTGGACCGCGGGACGCGGCGCGTGCTGTCTAAGTTCGGCGCGTACGTCCGCACCATGGCCCGGCACAGCATCCGCAAGCGGAAGGCTGTGTCGGAGCCGGGCAAGCCGCCGAGCAGCCACGTCGGGCTGCTGAAGAAACTGCTGTTCTTCGGCTACGACGCGGGGCGGAAGTCGGTGGTCATCGGCCCGACGCCCCTGCACGGCACGGCCGAAACGCCGCCGCTTCTGGAGTACGGCGGCAAGGCGCGGCGGCGCGGGCGCAAGGGCCGGATGGTGATGGCGAACTACAGGGCTCGGCCCTTCATGGGACCGGCATTCGAGCAAGAGAAACCCAAGCTCCCGGCGATGTGGGCCGGCAGCATCAAGTAAGACAAGGAGGCCAAGGACATGGCAACGTTCATCCTGGGCAAGGACGCGAAACTCTATCACGGCACGGCCGGCAGCACGGCGACAACCGAGATGTCCAACGTGCGAGACGTGACGTTGAACCTTGAGGCCGGCGAGGCGGATGTGACTACCCGCGCGAACTCCGGCTGGCGAGCAACCGCTCCGACGCTCCGCGAGTGCACCTGTGAGTTCGAGATGGTCTGGGACCCGGCCGACGCCGGGTTCACGGCCATCAAGAACGCCTTCCTCGCGTCGGGACTGATCGCACTGAAGATTCTGGACAAGGCCGGCGGACAAGGGCCGGACGGCGACTTCGCCATTACCTCCTTCAGCCGCAACGAGGCGTTGGAAGAGGCCATCACCGTCAGCGTGACGGCGAAGCTCTCCGTGTTCCGAAGCTGGATCGAAGGGAGTTGACGGGCATGAAGACCTTTACCGACAACGCCGGCCGGACGTGGACGCTCACGCTCACGATCGACGCGGCCAAGCGGGTCAAGTCGCTGCTGGACGTGAACCTGCTGGAACTGGAAGCAGGCGATCCGCCGCTGCTCACGAAGCTCGGTACGGATGTCATCCTGCTGTGCGACGCGATCTTCGCCCTGGTCAAGCCGCAGGCCGACGCCGCCGGCGTGACCGACGAGCAGTTCGCCGCGGCGATGGGCGGCGACGCCATCCTCGCGGCGCAGACGGCCTTCTACGAGGAACTCGTCGATTTTTTCCGCAAGCTGGGCCGGACCGACCTGGCGAAGGCCGTGGACGCCCAGCGACGGATGATCGACCTGGCGGTGCAGCGGATCGAGACGCGGATCGACCGGCTGGACCTCGAAGCGGCCATCGAGACGACCCTTGGCGAACCGTCTACGAACTCGCCGCCGTCGTTGGCGTCAACCCCGGCCCGTTGACGCTCCGCGAGCTTCTCTGGATGGCCGAGGCCCGCGGCCGGGACAACTGGGCGCACACGTCGGCGGTTCTGGCGCTCGTGGCCAACGTGAACCGCGACCCCAAGAAGACCAGGGCGTACAAGCCGGCCGACTTTGACCCTTACGCCCAACACGACCGGCGACTGCGGACGGTCGCCGACAAGGAATCGCTGGCAATCTTACGAGAGGCCCTTGAGGGCCGGAAAGGCAACGAACATGGACGGTAACGCGATCTTCAACGGAATCTGGACGTTCCTCAACTCGGGCATCGGCTTCGCCATCATCTGGGCGGCGATGGTCGGCTTCTTCATCTTCCTGGCCAGCCGGTTCAATCCCTGGCAGGAGAAGTGGAAGCAGTACGAAGGCAGCATCATCACCGGCATCAAGCTCGCCGAGAAGCAAATCCCCGACGACACGCCCAACGCCGGCCTCGCCAAGCTCGACGCGGCCCTGCGCTTCGTGCTCAACGCTTACGCCGAAGCCAACAACGGCAAGCAGCCGTCGGCCACGCTGGTCGAGCAGATCAAGCAGGGCATCCAGATCAAGCACAGCGAACTGGACCGTTTCGGCGGCCTGTCCAAGCCCAAGGAGGCGGCGTAGTGCAATGGCTGGTCGCCATTCTGACGGCTTTCTTCCGCGCCCTTCTGCCGTGGGTTGCCAAGCAGTCGCGGCCCACGGCGGAAGACGCCAGCCGTGACCAGCAGACCAGGGACAAGCTGCGGGCCAAGGTCCGCAAGCACTGGAGACAGCCATGAAGCTCCTGAAGCGCCTGCTTCCCTTCCTGCTGCCCATCCTCATTCTGACGGGCTGCGGCGGGGGTGCACCGTTCACGCGGACGATCTACGTGCCCAACGGCGAGCCGGTCCGGCTCCGCGAAACCATCCGGTCCGCCAAGGTGTGGGTGCTCGATGAGAACGGCAAGCCCGTCGCCGGCAAGATGGACCTGCCCGAAGGCTGGTACTGCCTGCCCGTGTCGCCGGAGGAAGAGTAGCCCATGCCGCAAGCGGGAGCCATCCGAGCCGGCCGGGCGTTCGTCGAGCTTTTCGCCGACGACTCGAAGCTCGTGCGCGGCCTGAAGCGCGCATCGGCGAAGCTCAAGGCGTTCGGCGAGTCGGTCCGCAACATGGGCCTCAAGCTCGCCGGCCTGGGCGCGGCCATCGCGACGCCGCTGCTGGCGTCCACCAAGGTCTTCGCCAAGATGGGCGACGACCTGGCGAAGATGTCGGCCCGCACCGGCTTCACCGTCGAAACGCTTTCCGAGCTTGGCTTCGCCGCGGACCTGTCCGGCGCGAGCATGGAGGTCTTGGAGAACGGCATCCGCAAGATGCAGCGGACGCTGGTGGACGCCGCGACCGGCATGGCCAGCGCGCAGGACGCCCTGGCAATGCTCGGCCTCACCGTCGCCGACCTCGACCAGCTCTCACCCGAACAGCAGTTCAAGCTCATCGCCGACCGGCTCGCTCGGATCGAAGACCCCACCATCAAGGCCGCCGCCGCGATGGAACTGTTCGGCCGGTCGGGCACGCAGCTTCTACCGATGCTCGCCGGCGGCGCGGCCGGCATCGAGCAGCTACAGGAGCAGGCCCGCAAGCTGGGCCTGACCATCTCCACCGAGGACGCCAAAGCCGCGGAGCAGTTCTCCGATACTCTCGAAATCCTCTGGAAGGTGCTCAAGCAAGGCGTCTTCACCGTCGGCTCTGCGCTCGTGCCCGTCCTGTCGCAGCTTGCGCAGTGGGTCACGAAGGTTGCTGTCTCTGCCGGCGAATGGATCAAGCGGAACAAGGAACTGGTGGTCACGGTGCTGCAAGTCGCCGTGGGCATTGTCGCCGCCGGCTTGGCGCTGGTGACGCTCGGCTATGTCATCGTCGGCCTGTCGAAGGTGCTGGCGGCGCTCTCGCTGGTCGTTACCGGCGTCGGCGTGGCGCTCAAGCTGCTGGGGGCAGTGCTGGCGTTCCTCGTCTCTCCCATCGGCCTGGTGATTACGGCCATCGTCGCGCTGGGGGCCTACATCCTCTACGCCACAGGCGCCGGGGCGAAGGCGCTCGGCTGGCTGGGCGAGCGGTTCGGCTCGCTCCGCGACGAGGCGGTCGCGTCCTACCAAGGCATCGCCGATGCGCTCGCCGCCGGCGACATCGGCCTAGCCGCGAAGATTCTCTGGCTCACGCTCAAGATGGAGTGGACGAAGGGCATCAACTTCCTGGAGAAGGCTTGGCTCAACTTCCGCAACTTCTTCATCAAGATCGGCTACGACGCCTGGCATGGGCTGCTCGCCGTCGTCGAGATCGTCTGGCACGCGCTGGAGGTCGGCTGGATCGAAACGACCGCCTTCCTGTCCAAGACGTGGACCCAGTTCACCGGCTGGGTGACGAAGGCGTGGCACTGGTGCGGCAAGCAACTCTCCAAGGCATGGAACTGGATCAAGAAGCAGTTCGACTCCAGCTTCGACGCCGACGCGGCCAACCGCGCCGCGGACGAATACTACGAGGCGAAGAAGGCCGAGATCGAGCAGGAAACCGGCCGCAAGCTCGCCGAGCGTGAAGATCGCCGCCAGCAGGAACGCGAGCGGGCCACGCAGGTCCACGAAGCGACGATGGCCGAAATCGGCCGGCAGAACCTCCAGAAACACCAGGAACTCGACAACGAGTACCAGCAGCGCATGACCGAGAATGAAGCGGACCTCGCCAAGGCGCGGAAGGAGTGGCAGGACTCGCTGGCCGAAGCCCGGCGGAAGCGCGAAGCCAAGGAGGCCGAAGGGCCGGGGAAGATGGAAGGCCCCGAAGACCTGCTCGCCAAGGTGCGCGGCAGCCTGTCCGGCCTGGGCGACATGCTCCAGGGAGCCAAGGAACGCACCGTCGGCGTCGCCGGCACGTTCAACGCCGCGGCGTTGCTCGGACTCCAGGCCGGCGGCGCGGAAGACCGCATCGCCACGGCGACAGAACGGACCGCCAAGGGCATCGAGGGATTGCGGCAGGACGTGAAGAACAACCAGGCGGCGTTCGTGTGAGGTCCGACCATGCCATTGACGCTCACCGAAAAGCTCGACAGCCGGAAGTGGAACACGGGCGACAACGCTTCAGTGGAGATGGTCTACATCCTCACCGGGACGAGCGACGATATCACCGCCAAGAACCTCATCAGCAGTTCCACGCCCAGCAGCTACAACGGCCTGGTGCGGCAGTCGATCAACCTGGAACCGGAATGGGTGGATACCACGGCCAGCGACGGACGATGGCTGGCCACGGTTCGCTACGGCGTGCGGCAGCCGGCGGAAGTGGGCGAATCGTCCTTCAGTTTCGATACGGGCGGCGGCACGCAGCACATCACGCAGTCGATTTCCACGGTCAACCGCTACGCCGCGCCGGGCAAGACCGCCCCGGACTTCGGCGGCGCGATCGGCGTCACGCATGACAACGTGGAAGGCGTCGATATCACCGTCCCGGTCTACGCCTTTTCCGAAACGCACTACCTGGCCGACTCGTTCGTCACGCCGACCTATCGCGGCACGCTCTTCAGCCTCACCGGCAAGGTGAACAACGGCGGCTTCAAGGGCTGCGCCGCCGGCGAATGCCTTTTCCTGGGCGCGTCCGGCTCGAAGCGCGGCACCGACGACTGGGAGATCACCTACCGCTTCGCGGCCAGCCCCAACCGCACGGGCATCAGCGTCGGCGGGATCGGCGGCATCAGCAAGAAGGGCTGGGAATACATGTGGGTCCGCTACGCCGACTCGGAAGACGCCGCGGCCAAGGCCATCGTGAAGAAGCCCGTCGCCGTCTACATCGAGCGCGTGTACGAGGAAGGCAACTTCGGCGGACTGGGAATCGGGACGTAAGCCATGGGCGACACGCTCAAGAAGGTCAAGCCGGGCGATCCGCTCGCCATCCCCGCGGCGACGTTCAACACGTTCGTCGATTCCGCCCGCGACTACCTCCAGCGCCGGCACAGCCAGCGCCAACAAGGCACACCGTCCGGCCGGCACAACTGCATCATCCACGTCCGCAACGACAGCGGGGCGGACCGTGAGCGGTACGAGGTGCTGGGCATCGACTCGCCGATCTTCGACCCGGCCAGCGACGAAGAGGCGTTCAAGAACGCCCCGGCCATGGCCGGCGTGACGCCGGCCGAGGACGACCACGCCGGCAAGTTCGTCGTACTTCTGGAGCCTGTTGCTGCCGGCGAACTCGCCCTGGCCGTGGCGGCAGGCGCCGTGCCTGTCCGCCTGGACGTGCCGGACGAGGACTTCCCGTACCGCTTGGCCGAGGTAACGGACGGCTCGGCCGCGAACCTCACCGCGGTCAAGCGCGGGTCCGCCGCGATTCTCTGGCGCGAAGGCGGCACGGGCGTCCAGTGGGCGCTCGTGCGGCTGGGCATTCTGCCCGAGCCGGCCGTCTTCCCGGTGGACCTGTCGCAGTACGGCGGCGAGCAGGGCGACGATCAGAACCCGGCGACGTGGACCTACGACGTGACCGATCCGTTCACCAGCGAGACGCTGGCCAGCGCCGTCGATCCCGTCGCCGCGCCGCACAAGTGGCAGCGCCCTTCGGTGGGCTTCATCATCCCGGCGACGTTCGGCTATGCCCACTGGGACACCGACGGCGAGCTTGTGCTCGGCTGGATCAACGAAGTCGCCGACCAGGAGCCTTGCGAGACTTCCGAGTCGGAGCCGTAGGAGGGCCGGGCATGTCCACAACAGGCAAGGCGGTAGCTATCGCCAGCGGCAAGCGCGGCGTGCTCGTTTCGGGCAAGGCTGCGATCTACAACGTCGATGGCCAGTGCGCGGCGTGCTGCATCGAGTTCCTCCAGACCTGGAGCTTCACCGACCAGGGCTTCATCGACGGCGGGCAGGATGGGGCCTTCCGCGCCTACGACGACCCGGCCGACGTGCCGGCCAGCCCGTGGAGCATTCTCAACAACGGCCGAAGCCTTCGGCTGGACTGGGAAGACGACACCAACTGCATGGGCCACAACCCGTACACGCAGTACGCCACGGCCACCTGCGAAATCATCGTGCCGCGGGACACGCTGATGACCGTGGCGTGGTCCGGCATGGGCGAGACGCAAGACCCCAACTACGAACTGATGAGCTTGTACGTGGACGGCCTGCTTGTCGGCTCGGCCCACGCGCCCGGCGGGCAGCAGGGATGCGCCGGCATGGGGCCGGTGGTGTCCAACCCGCCGCCGCCCCAGCAAGTGCTGCTGACGGCCGGCCCGCACACGCTGCACATCGACGCGACCACGAACGACCCGCTCTACCACTTCGGGGCGTGGTATCGGTTCGACCTGACCTTCGAGGAAGTCCCGCCCGCACCGTGAGACCGCCATGCTGATTCGCCGATCCATCACTGCCTTGAAACGCACCGCCCGCGCCCGGCCGGCCGGCTACGCCGAAGCCGTCCTCGCCAGCGCCGAGCGCGCCGACAAGGCCCACTACTGGATCGACCTGGCCAGCTACCTCGACCTCTGCCGGCGGCACGGCAGCTACAAGGGCGCGGTGCCTGCCGCCGCCGGCGTCGCCGTCGCTCCGGGCCTGCACGCCGCCCAGCCCATCCCCGCGCGCGAATCGCCGCCGCCCCGCGAAGGCGCGGTCCCCCAGCCGGCCGCACCGGACGCCGACGCCCAAGCCGCCGCGGAAGCCGTCGTCGCCCGGCTCGCGGAGATCAAGCGCCGCTTCGCCACCTGTAAAGCCTGCGAGCACGCGCGGGACGACGGCTTCGCCTGCGTCCTTCACGCCGGCTGCTGCTTCGGCCGCTTCCGCTCCGACCTCGCCAACGCCTGCCCCGCCGGCCGGTGGTAACGTGGGCCACTTCCCGACGGCTCCGGTAAGCACTCAGCATGGAGCCGAGTGCCGCCGAGGTTGGATTTCACGCAACGAAGCCGGAAAAGGCTTTCAATCCGGCCGTCTCTGACGTAAAATGCAGTCAAACAAGGGCTTATGACGATGAACCACGCGAGCTTTTCCAACCGAGCCGCCGGCAGATTCGGGACGCCCGAAGCTGGCTGGTGCGGGTCATCGCCCGCCGCGCCGTGGACATCCTCAAGGCCCAGGAGACCGGCCCATGAAGAAGACGGCGATCTACGCGCGCTACTCGTCCCACGCGCAGGACGGCGGCACGTCGATTGAAGTCCAGCTTGACGCCTGCCGCCGCGACCTCCCGCCCAAGACCTTCCGCGAATACGTTGACCGTGCCCGCACCGGCCGCTCGATGGCCGGCCGCGAAGCCTTGCTCCGGCTCCTGACCGACGCCGAAGCCGACCAGATCGAACGGGTGCTGGTCTACAAGTTCGACCGGCTCGGCCGCAACCTTGCCGAAACCTCCGCGATCATCGCCCAGCTTGAGGACGGCGGCGTCGAGGTGGTGAGCGTCACCGAGGGCAAGGACGCGCTGGCCCGCGGGATGCACCTCGTTATCAGCGAGCACTACTCGCGGGTCCTGTCGGAGCGGACGAAGGACGGCCTGGTCAAGCGGTTCGAGCAGAAGGCTTGGACCGGCGGACCGCCGCCTTACGGCTACCGCATCGAGACAACCGCCGACGGCCTGCACCGGCTCACGGTGAACGAAGAGGAAGCCACGGTCGTCCGCTGGCTGTTCCAAGTCTACACCAGCGAGTCGATCGGCCTGAAAGCCCTTGCCCAGCGGCTCGCCAAGCGCGGGATTCCGACCCGCCGCTGCCCGACGTGGACGCACACCAGCGTCCGGCGGATTCTCACCAACGACATCGCCATCGGGCGGATCGTCTACAACCGCCGACGGTTCAAGCTCAACAAGCGGACCGGCCGGCGGGTTCCCGTGTGGCGGGACGAATCGGAGCACATCGCGCAGAACGAAGAACGCCTGCGGATCATCGACGACGAAACCTTCGCCGAAGCGCAGAACCGGCTCGCCCTCCACGCCCGGCCGCGCCGGGACACCGGGCAGCTTCTCGCCCCGGCCTACCGGCCGTTCACCGGGATGATCTTCTGCGAAGAGTGCGGCAGCGTGTGCTATCGGCGAACCAGCAAGAACCGCAAGGGCGAGTACAACTACTACGGGTGCGGTTGCCGCCAGCGGAACGGCCCGGGCGCCTGCGACAACGGGGCGAGCGTCCGCGAAGACCTGCTGATGGAGCGGATCAAGCGGACCTACGAAGAGGTCTTCGCCGACGCCGACTCGATCATCGAAGACGCCATCGACGAAGCCCGCAAGCTGATGCAGTCCAACCGCGGCGAACTCCAGCGGGTCCGCGGCCAGATCGGGGAACTCGACAAGAAGATCGGTTCGATGACCCGGCTCCTGGTGGACCCGGACATCGACGCCACGGCCAAGCGGGCGGTATCGCGGCAGGTCGGGGAGTTGGAAGCCGAACGCGAGCGGCTCCAGAACGCCGTGGCGGAATTGGCCAACGACGCCAACGACAACACCGCCCGGCTGGCCGGCGCGGTCCGGCAAGCCCTCACCGAAGCGCAAGAATCGCTTGCCACGGTGGCCACGCCGACAGAGATGCGGGACTTCATCGAGCAGTACGTTGGCCCGATGGTCCTCAAGCCCAACGGGGACATCGAGCGCAAAGGCTTGGAAACGCTGGCCGAAACGCAAACGGCCCCGGCAGAAGCCGGGGCCGTGAAGCGGTCAATAGCGGGGGCTGGATTTGAACCAGCGACCTTCAGGTTATGAGCCTGACGAGCTACCGGGCTGCTCCACCCCGCGGCTTCTTAGGTGGGC